TTAACAGGCGATTTTATATTCATGTTTGTCACTGTATGCTGACTTATATAGGTCAACCACCATTTCCACCGCCACCATTACCACCTCCACCGTTGCCACCGCCACCGTTTCCACCACCGTTTCCACCGTTGCCGTTGCCACCATTTCCATTACCGTTTCCGTTACCATTTCCGTTGCCGTTACCATTTCCAGAGTCAGAACGATTATCTCCTCTAGCAAGATATCCACCTCTTCCTATACGATATCCGTTAGGTATTTTTTTGCATTTCTTTTCATCAAAACAGTAATACTGACCTGGTGGGCATCTTTTAGCTGCTGCCTCTTCGATGAATTTGTTAAATTTTTTCATGTTCATTTTAGACTGTAATTAGATCTTTGACTAGAGTGACTGTGGCAGAAGATGAACTTCCCATTGTTACTTGAAATAAAACATTATCTCCACTGATTGTTCCAGAGAATGTTCCTAATGTGGAGTTTGTTGCAATTGCATTTTCTTCAATAACAGTGACTGTTGTTCCATCATGTATTAATGAATATTTACCACTTTGGTAATTTGACCCCTGAGTTATTGTAAGTTTGATAAACGCTGCTCTATAAGATGCTTTTGCAAATGATAGAACTGTGGTTGCACTTGTAGAAGAAACTGCAGTATCCTCTTCAGTCGCACCAACACCAGATAATCCTGAACCATCACCAACAAAACTTGATGCGGTAACAATACCAGCAGCAATATTACCATTAGCAAAAATAGTGGCTGCCGTTCCAACATGAAGACCACCTGTTGCTGTGGTGACTCCAGTGATATTGACATTACTTAGGAATGTCGCTGGAGTTCCCGTTTGGATATTATCCGTAGATGCAACACCCGTTAATCCAGTTCCATCACCAGTAAAAGATGCAGCAGTTACTATGCCAGAGAAAGTCGCATTTCCATTAGCAGCGATAGTAGCAGCAGTTCCTACGTTTACTTTAGTGACTGTAATTGTTGGATTACCACTTAAACCTGCAGCAGTTCCTGAAGTATTCTGATTACCAGCCTCATTAACACCTGGTAGATTAATCGCAGCAGATCCATTGAAAGATACACCACCAATGGTTCTCGCAGTTTCTAAATTGTAGCAGTAGCAGCGTTACC